GGCGTCAAAGCTACTCTAAACAGCTAAACTGTACTATGACTAAAGTGAGAATCTAATAATTCAAGACTACTAAAAACCCAGCGAAGCTGGGGCAAAAATTTTCGCCTTGATAATATAGAAAGAGTAATTTTCTCATAATTATCAATCCCGCATCACTGTAATGACTTGGGATTGCATAGCACACTGAAATTTTCAGTATGTCGCTGGAACAAACACTAAACGTTTGTAAAGGATGAAATTGGGGGACCAATCAGATAACCAAAGGAGAAATCTTCTCCGATGGCTCTAGATACATTAAATTTACCTGCGGGGTAAATAATTTGTGTTCCCGAATTGTTTGGAATTTTATTGGCATCCGTGGAATGCGGAGGCCTGTTTGGAATTTGACCAACACCAGTTGGAAGAACTGGAAACTGTTGGTACCAAGGAATGTCTAATTCCAGACAATCCTCTGGTCCAAAGAATTTTGCAAATGCAGTACCAATGGTCTCCAACCACGAGCCAGCAACAGCTACATTCCAATCTCCAATAGCCAATGAAGCATCAGGAGCAGCCAGGCCGAATGTATAAGGTACAACAGCAGAAGGCATATCTGTATTATTTGCAAGAAAAACTTTAAGCCCACCAGATCTCAAACGATAGATGTGGGACAAATATGAATACACATCCGTAACCGTGGGGTCGGTGGATGAGTCGGCATAGGGGTGGACAACTGCATAGCCAGAGGTAACATCAATTGTTGGAGCTTCACTAATCTGGCAATAACGCTTAAGCATCTGCCTAACAGACACAATAGCCTCGCCCATTGACACAGCATTGGGCATATATGTTGGCACATCTACTGATGGGAAAAATTTTGATTGTGCATCAAGCACACGAGGAGCTACAGGGGGCACTGTGGTCTCCCACGGTACAACACGTGTATCTCTCTCCATAAAGGCAAATTGAAAATCTTCACCAGCAGATGTCTCAACCAAAATTTCTACGAAATTAGCGGCAACTCCTGTCACACGCAACTCGTTCAAAACCTCAACATAGAGAATACTTGTAGGTGTTCCTCTATTGAAACGATTGGCCGTAATATTAACCTCAGTTTGCAATTCATCAAACATACGGTTAGAAATAAAAGGAATATTTATATCAAATGCTGTATTTTCCCGAATATCAACAATTTGTGTATAACATTTATCCAAATCAATCGGACCCAACGCCAGAATATCTGCACCTGGTGCGAGAATAAATCGTAGACGTCCCGAATGGAAATTTGTTTTAACAATCTTAACATGGAAATTAATAGAACCACGCCAATATTTAAACATATCCGACATAAATGACAAATTTGTATTATCTCGACGAACCATAGTCCCACTCACTGCAGTTCTACAAGAAGCAGGATGTACGGGCCATTTCCAGATAATTGTACCACTGGTGCTAGCTGCAGACCATGTGAACCTATCCATAAAGACAGGCCTCTGCAAGATTGTCGACAATGCCATCTCATCCTCATTAGTGCCCGTGGTTCCAGATGGACGAATAATCGAATTATGTGAATCTAAGCCCATTGGCTTTGCAAGAGTCATACCATCAAAATTGGCATAATTTCTCACGTAACGAATAGACATAGGAGTTTCAAATGATGGGTTGGTAGGTTTTGACCACCCAAAAATCGCTGCAACTCCAGAAGCAGCATTTGTAAACCAAGAAAGCGACGAAAGTGCCTCTCCAACAAAAGGAATTTTGCCCATTTTACCAATTAAATTTGTTTGTGCTGTAAACATTGTTTCCAAATCACCCGCCTTCCGTTCAGCACTCTGAACCGAAGCAGGCACCTTAATCTGAGCATCGAGAACTTTAGGAAATTTAGCACTGGAAAAAGAAAAAGGTGGTACACCTGTGGGCATCTCAAGAGAAACATCCTCAAAATGAGCCCACATTCCCGCAAATACGTCGGCTTCACCTGTAAGTGCGGAATAAACAATCACTTCTGCTCGTCCCATCTCACCAAAACCTGTAATTAAATCAGTGTGAGTAATAGGTGACATGTATGGAATACGTAGCTCAACAGAAGTAGAATCACTCAGGTCGAGATCAATATGTCTATAACCAGTCAAACCACCGAAATGTGCTTCATTAGAAGGAAACACACTCTGTGAGTTTTTAAACGGAATCCACACAAGCAGCAGACGTCCAGCATTAAACGGTTGAGCATTAACCTGGAGTCGAATCACCAACGTTGCTCTAAAATACCGAAAGCCAGCAATTTTCTGGGCAATCATCGGCCGCGACAAAAGAGCACTTGGAAAGTCTGTCTGATTCAGAATTGCTGCTGGACCACTAGCAAGTGGCCATGTAAAATTTACATAATTCATAGGACGAGCAAGAAAATCAACAACTGAATTAGTCAAGCCATCATCCGCTGCCTTTGAATATAACTGATCCTGAGTCAGAGCACTGTCATCAACGGCAATTTGACCGTCCTCGACAAAAGTGACAATCTGTTGAGTTTGTTCTAGTTGCACTCCATCTAGAAAGAGGTTGGTATCACTCCCAACAGAGTTTTCATTTTGATTTGTAGCAAGTTAATAATTTTATATCCTATGAGTATGGATAACTCAATCCATAAACAGATATGTCGAATAAGTATCCTATTATTTGTGAAGGGCAAACACTTATTAATAGGGTTAAATAACCCTCCCTTCGCATGCTGCGACATGCACTGGAAGCAGAATTTGCTGCATCTCCATTGACGACAATTTAGGAGAAGCTCCGATCTATCCAGATTTAGAGCAATTTAATTGCTTCTTCAATTTGATATTGTTGGTACGTCTTGAAGAAAACAGGCACACGTTTCCGAATAACCTCTGCCGCTCGTTTAAAAGCAGGAAGTTCCACATCAAACACACTTTCATCATGCTGAGCGAGTTCACGCACGGCATCCTGAAGAATTGTCGCAGTAAGAACATATTGATCTACCGACCCATGATTCCACATAGGCATCTCGCGAACAGTAGCAAGTGCCAAGGGAGCACGATACCGACACTGAGCAGAATCCCATCGGAATTTTCTCTTCAAGAAATCGATCTCACACAGCTCTCTATAGGGAACAAGCTCGCCTGACTTTGCCTCATCGGTGTATTTCATTCCGATTCGACTGTAAGCCTCTGAAATCGTTACCTGGTTAAACCAAGCCACAATCTCATCAGCAATCGACCACACATCATCGTCTCCATAATTGAAATGACGAATAAGACTACGAAAGAAATCCAAACTGGCCTTTTCAGGGCAATTACGACGCGCACACTCGAGATACACATAGCGTGCGGAAATAGAGTGATACGAACAATTTAATACAGTTGTCATTGGACAACCGGACGGTTGTGAATGGTTCCACATATAGAATACATTGTCAACAAGATGAATTGAATTCACAATTTCTGACCAAATGGCTCTTCGAATCGTACACACCTCAAAGGGTGCATTGTCCCATTCGTTTATTCCATCAAGAACAATCCAAAGAATGTCGGGATGGAGAGTTCCGTCGTAATTTGTAAAATCACCAGCCAAAACCTTACGGCCAACCTGTTGCAATTTCTGCACAATACGAGACCAATCGAGACTGTACACATTCACGCCGACACATGATTCCACATCAATCTTATTGCGCGTCATGTGGGCAATGTAGCCACCAAAATACTGTCTAAACAGAATGGTGAAAGCCATTTCACCACATGAAAACAATCGAGTCTTTGCAGCAGCAATCTTGTCTAATGATCTTCTCTCATCCTTCAAAGTATCACACCACACTGTGCCAGGACGAATCCCAGCTTTACACTTGTCAAGGAGCTCATCGTACTTTGCACGCAACTCGACATTATCAAGCACATATTCATCTTCTCCGAGCCAATGAGTTTTACCTTTTCCCTTCTTCTCCCAACCATAGCCAGGTGAAGTGGAACGCTTAATTGGCGGGTAACAATCATCACCCTCAATTCCGGTTATTGCCTGCTCATAAGTTAGAATAATCTGATCGCGATCTGAACTCCCAATCATCTGAAAGAAGTCGTTTGCACACTCCTCTAGAATCTGGAGATCCAAAGGGGGTGAAACAGGACTTGCCTTCATTCGTGCATTTCGCATTGGATCAACGAATTGCCCATCAATGTGCACAGGCTTCAGGACCGCTGGTGCCATAGTAGGCACTTGAATTACACCATGAACCGGCGATGGCAAGATCTTAGTCTCTGTACCCTGGAACAATCGTTTAGAATCAGTTCCAACAGGGTAGAAATTGCCCTCAATTCGAGGAACACAACTCCACATATTTCGCCCGTTCATACAAGTATTGACCTCAAGTTGGAGACCCTCATTTCCCAACGTGGGTGGGCTCATCGTGGCCTCTGCATTTGCACAAACAAGGTTTCTCTCCAAGTATTGTAAGAAGTTCCGTGTCACCGGTGTACCGTATCCCTGGTAATGTGGATCACTAAGACCCGCACAATGGATTCCGAAAATTTTGTTATGGAAGTTCTTATCGAATGCGACAAGAACCGCACCACAATCCCCACTCACGGTTTGGATGTTGTACTTAAACAGTGTTCTGACCTTAACCGGGTCATCTCCTCTGCCGATGACAAATTGAGAATCGTCAGCCATGGAATCACTACCAAAATACTGACGAACCATAATTTTAGGGTCAGGAATGTACCCGATCACTGAAATCTGTTGGAGCTGCTTGAAGCGACCAAAGTCAAATGTGTCCATGAATTTTGACGTAATATCGACATGTTGATGTACCAATCGAGGCAACTCAATCATGCAAACATCACGAAATCCAAACGCTGAATTATCATCATCCGGAACATAATACATTGGACAGTCAGCGAGTGGAAACTCAATTCCATCCTGGAAATTACCATTCCTAATTCTCCAACGTGACTCAGAATCAACGCGCGACAACACATGACGATTCATAATCGCGAGTCGTCCCTTAACAATGAGGATGTTGACTGCATGCTCCCATTTCTCATTAAGGAAACATTCCAATTTGTACATGTTGCGATACACAACATTAACGACCTCGGCCGCATTCTGATCCACACATGCCTGCTCACACAGACGCTGCTGTGACTCAATTCCGAGTCGAGCATACCAAGTCGGGTCACATGCATAACAATAGTCCCTAAGATTGCCATGGCCGCCGGCACAGGCATTATCGCACACCTGGCAGTAACCAGAAGCAACACCATGAGGGAGACACGGTGAAGATGAAAACCATCCTTCAGTCTTAATGGTCGGACGACCCTTCGTCACATCTGAATAAAATTCAGATGTCACGGGAACCGCTGGGCCCTTAGACGCCTTTTCACCTACTCTCTGCTCAGCAATTGTTCTATTAGGTTTCCCTTTAGTTACATCTGTAGCATAAGATTCAGCTATTCGCACGGCCTTTTGCGAGTTGGTCCTGTCGGTATCATACTTCTCATTGGTCAATGTTTGAATCTTCTTAAAGATCTTTTTATACATGAAACTGGCCACCAATCCAAAAATGATGGTAGCACCAGTTGCATACAAGGCCAATCGAGTGGGGGTAATGCCAAACTTAGATTGAACATACTCCTCACATCTTTGTGTCCCCTGAGCAATTCTCTTTCTCAACTGGTCAATACGCGAACTAACTGCGCATCGTGCACACACTTTTGATAAGGGAACATCAAATCGACACTGAAAGGCCTTCTCTGCCTGAACGAACAGATTCAGATAGACCTCATCTGTCTGCATCTCGTCATCAACGTAAAAGAATGCCGATTCAACTGACTCAATACAATTTGCAAACGCCTCTCGCTGATAAGGTGGAACAAAGTAGCAATCACTCCTGCCAATACCAGCAAGACGGCTCTTATCCTCATCACTCACTGCTCCAAGAAAAACAGGGAGAATTCGCCCTTTTACATCCTTCAATGACACATGAACATCAGGTGTGAAAAATCGCTTCACATCCTGAAGACCAAACTGTGGGTCCAATAAACATGTATCAGGGTCAAAATCACCACGAACGGGTGGTTGCCACTCACCGTCCTTTGATCGCTCAATAGCGTGAACGATGTAATGCTCCAAATGTTCGTGAAACGACTCAAACGAACTAATCGACCTCTTCATCACATCGACACATCTCCTGGCAATTTCCTCAAAACTAAGACCAATCTCCAAAGGTGTATCGTTAGGACAGTCCTTGTCAATGATGTCAAACAAAAGACATCCAAAGATCGCAGATTTACCATACTTTGCAATGGCATTATCT